ATAAATGCAACAATGAAACAGGTTGTGGCAGCGAGCAGACAAGGGATCATCAGCACACCGAACCAACCAACATAAAGACGGTTGTTTGTAGAGGTGACCCAGGAACAAAAATCTTCCCAAGTATCCCTCTGTCTTGTAGTAATTACAGAAGTAGCCATTTTAAATAAAAATAAGTTACCTACCCACCCACCACATTATTAATTAGAAGGTATATTTCACACCAGCCTTGAGGCCAAGGTTCAAGTCATCAGTACTGAACTCTTCTTCAGCAGTCAGTGCAGAAACTTCACCATAGACACCGATCTTTTCAGTGACGCTCACATTGATGCCAGACTTGGCAGACCAGCGACGTTCCAGTGCTTCACCAGGAACACCAACAAGAGCAGGACCACCCTGTACATACCAGTCAGCAGAGTCACCAAGGAAACGTTCGTAACCCAAATGGATGTCAGTGATTTGTCCAGAGTAGTCAGTGCCAGACCAGCCAGCATTCGTTTCTACGTTTACATAAGGTCCAGCAATAGCAGCGGGAGCCGAAGCAAGGAGGATACCTGCAGCGATAATTGATTTCATGATTAAAATTACTTTTTGATTTTTACACAGTTGTTAACTCTGGTCCCACCTTTTACTTTGGTTCCAGATTTTTTGTAGCCTTTCCAACAGGAGGAATCTAGTCGGGTTTTAGTAGCCTTTTGCTTTTTTGCCGCCACCCTTCTTTCCTCCTTTACATCCTTTAGCCATTAATAAATACCAGGGATTAGTTGTCCAGTCATTACATAGCTGCCAATAGCAGCCACGACGCCTAGCATTGCCAGACGCCCGTTCCAAATTTCACCTTGTTGCATTGTAGTTTTGATTTGATTAAGGGTGTTAAATAAAGACGCATCATCCATCAGAAGATATTGTCATTAGATCGAGATAGTTTTTCCATCACGTCTTGACGATACGCGGGGTCATTGTCATAACGAGGATCACTCATATCACGGACCATTTCAGCCTGACTGCGATAAGCATCGACCATGTCGGGAGCAGAACTGCCGCCAAGCATCTGACCTTCGTAACCTTGGTTCTCTTGATAGATAGCCTTTAGAGCTTGGACAGCAAAGAAACACGCAGCAGGATCGCCTTTCTGCATAACTGAGTCATACATAGCGATCTCATTTTCACCAAGTGCTGTACCTGCCCACTCCACCATTGCATCGTATTCTTGATCACCTCCAGCAATACCTTTAAGTGCATTCACATCTCCAGTTGAGAGTTCTGCATCTTGATTTTGCTGACGATATGCCAAATACATATCAGCAATATCTGTGGGCTCCATGTTCTGGAGCTTCTCTAATGTTTCAGGACTAAACTCATCTAGAGATTCTTCCCAAAGTTGATCAAGGAAATCAGTACTAACATCACTGACATCACTTGGTTCTTCTTCGGTACTGGTACTTTCTTGTTCTTCACTGGTGGCCTGAACCTCATTTGATTCACCAAGTTTTTGTTGAAGTTCAAGATAACCTTGCTCAAGTTCTTCAGCATTGCGATACTTGCCCGCAAGCATTTCGGACTGAGCATCTTCTATTTGTTGTCCTAGTTGAATAGCTTCTTGTTCAGCTTCATTAAATTCCGGCGCATCAGGCTCGGATGGGTCATACGTCAGTGTAGCCATTAGCGTTAATTACTCTAAGATTTCCAAGACCAACTCTTTCCACATAGTTCGGAGACCGGCCAATTTTGGCTTTGCCTACTTCGATCTTTGTGACGTTCATCTTGGGTGGATTATCGATGTGGTCAGCAGGAGCAGAATTACGGACTTGTTTAGATTGTCGCCGCTTGTTCGGTTCCTTGCTGTTGTTGGATTTGTTGTTGCTCTGGGTCATTAGATTCTAAAAGCTTTGGATTTTTACTTGGATCATTCATAGGTGCAGAAGCAAACTGACCTTGTTGTTTGGTCAGCTCCATTTGCTGTGCTTGCTGCATCTTCTGTTGCTCTTCACCTTGGATATCCTCCATACTCTTAACAAGATTGAGGACATCTACACCAACACTTGCAGCGAAACGCTTCGCCACTTCATCAGCATTGACATATTTAAATAGGACTTCTGGTCCCATTGTTTGGCCCAATACTTGTAGGTATTGAGTGAGAGCTTCACGGTCACTTGACCTACCCAATGCATTGAGACCAGCCACAATGGTTGGAGCTACAATTTTATTAGGTAGACGTGGAATCTTTCCACTACGTTGAGCAACTAGAAGTTTACGATTCAAGTAAGGAACAAGGAAGTCAACAGTCAACAGAGAGAAAGCTCCAGAGAGTTGTTGCTCCAGTTCCAATTGGGTCATCCGCACCTCTTCGGCTGTAGTGCGTTCAGAGTTTCGGACCTGCATAATTAGGAAGGCATCACTAAGTCTTTTCTCAAGACCCATTGCCATCTCATAAGCAGTACGGAAGTCAGCAGTCTTGCCAACCTGAACAACACCAATGTCATCAGGTCTTCCTTGGATGATCGCTCCGTTACCTGCCTGCGCCAGGGAGGCGGGCTTAGTGGTAGCTGAAGGGGATACAGTAAACACAACCTTTGCGGCTGCTGCAGAGCCTTCTACGAGTGCCTGAGACAATGCCTCAAGACTCTTTAAATCACCTAGATATTCTTCAACTCTGCCTCGTCCGTACATCTCACCATCTACACGAGAGGTAGCCAGTACCAGCCAAGGGGTTGCATCAATAGGTGCTTTACCAATAGAGCCAGGAATGATCTTCCCATCTACTTCTTGTTGCCAAATAAATTTATTGTTCTCTCTTTTTACATGTGTATAAACACATACTAAGTCATCATCAGAGTAACCACTACCACCACCATAGCTTGAAGCACTGGGAGAGTTTGGTTGAGCCTCTTGTTGTTCTTTAGTCTGCTTGTACTTATCGCCAAGCACAGACTTATTGACATGTTCTTTGGTTACAATCTCAATTACATTTCCGTTACCGTCACGTTCTACGACAAAGCGATTTAATGGGTACATCTTCAGATGATCCTTACCCATGAAGATTAAAGCGTTACCTGCAACAACGAGATTCTTGAGTGCCTGGTGAACGACAACACGGTCGTCACTGGCTGCAATCATTTCGTTAATGGTACGTTCAATCTTGGCAAAGGTAAGGTCTAACTCTGTCCTAATCTCTGGTGGAATCTCTTTCTGATCCGTTAGCTGTAGCTTAAAGAAGCTTTGCTGTGGAGGTAGAAGAGCTAACATTAATTTTGAACTTAAAACGCTGACACCTTTTGCACCAACTGATTGCCAAGGAGTTTTATCTACCTTGGAATTGTCGCGGTTATCAGTATCATTTCTACGAATCAAGTACGGGAGAGTTAGTTGTGAACATTCCCAAGCTTTGTCTAGAAACACGGCACGAGGAGCAGAGAGTTTGCTATACCTAGATGCAGCGTTTGCTTTCATTAGATTGATAGTTGATTGTTAATACGCATTTGTAAATTAGAATCAGATTGCTCCCTTCTCATAGGAGAGCGTTTGAAATAAGATGAACCGCTAGCTTTAGGTCTCTTATAATTAGATTTAATCTTCAATGCAGAGTTGTTTAAGTCAGTTGCCTGATCAAAAATAACAGGTTTATAAGCAGGTTCTGGAGCTACTTGTGCAGGTGGAGCAGGAGTTGGAGCAGGAGCCGATGATGGTCGTGTTACTTTGGAAGGAGTAGGAGTGTAAGTAGGCGCTGGCTTTGGTGTTTGTTTTACCGGCGCTGGTTTTGATACGGGTGCTACTGGATTCTGTGCCCTGTATCGATCCTGTGCCCTTCTGTAAGCATCTTCTTTACGCTGATTGAAACCACTGTTCCCATCCATGTAAGCGATAAAGCTGTCGCCACCGCTATCGTCTGAAAGGTAAGCATCGTAATCAGACTGAGATCCGATCAGTACATCTTCTCTGATGCCATTATATTGGACATAGCCATACTGATCTGACCGACCTTTTGAGTAAAACCTACCGTCATATTTTTCGTAATTAGCCATATTAAACTGTCAGTGATTTGTTAATACGCATCTCTTTATTGCTCGATTTTCTTCTTCTTTTAAACATTGAGCTGCCTCCCCTGCCTAACTTATTTGCAGCAGAACGGATTGTTAAAGAGCTGTTCTTAAGAGAAGTTGGTTCGCTGTAAGGATTAACTTGCTTGGCCGGAGCAGGTACAGGTGCTGGCTCAGGAGCAGCTACAGGAGCCGGAGCATTATCAGTCCTTTTAACAGGTGACTGAACAACAGGCTTTGGCTTAGGTTTTGGTGCAGGCTTTGGCGCGGGAGCTGGCTTTGGTGCTGGCTTTGGTGCTGGT